CGCTCCGGGCAGCGTGACCGTCAGATACCACAACACCGCATATGAAAATGCAGATGGGGATATCTGGATCAGCGATAGCTATTTCAATGGATACTTTGCCGCTTCGTATTACGGGACTACCAGCCATCTGAATGTATATGTCAACGGATGCAGGGCGGAGAAGATCGAAACCCGAAAGGAAACGGCGGATTCCATGGTTGAGAATATCGACCTGTTCAAATGGAACAACGAAACAGAATAAAATAATGAAATGCGCATCGGAAACGGTGCGCTTTTTCATTCCCGTTTTTGTCAAAAATGCAAACACCGCCAACTTTTGACATTTTTTTCATTGTGGAGAAATTGCAATCGGGCAGAAAATGTGATTGCTGGGGGACGGTTCCAAATGGGCAGCCATGGGAATGCGGAGGAATGACAGCATGATTTCTGGATGGTGGCTTATCCCGACGGCGGCGATCTGTTTCTGCTTCGGGTACACGCTCGGCATTATTGGAGACATAGGTAAACAGTGATGAAAACAGCGGAATACGTCAGCAAACTGATTGCTGATGGGAAAGCGGCCGGAAAAGACCTTATGTGGCTGGCATGGGAAGCCGCACTGGCCTGTGTGGGCTGGGCCTATGTTTTCGGGGCGTACGGCGAATGGTGCGACCCCAGCAACCGGCGCAGCAGGGCAAGGTCGGATCACCCAACGATCATGAGCAGCTGCATCAATTTCAATGGCAACGACAATATTGTCGGAAAGTGTGCCGAATGCAAATGGTACCCGGGAGGACGGACGCGCTTCTTTGACTGCCGTGGGTTTATTTACTGGATTCTTCATCTGGTATACGGATTCTGGGACAGATGCCCAGCCGGATGCACGACGATGTGGAACACGGAAAGCAACTGGAAACAGAAAGGCCTGGTCAAAGACGGGATCCCGAAGGACACCCTGGTGTGCCTGTTCTACCCCGACAAAGATAATCCGAAGAAAATGGCCCATATCGGATTCGGCCTGAACGGGGAAACGGTCGAGTGCTCCGTTGGCGTGCAGCATTTCAAAACTATGAACAGAAAATGGACGCATTGGGCGGTTCCTGCGTGCGTAGGAACGGAGCCTGGGCCAAAACCGGAACCGTCACCGGCGCCGGATCCATCGACTGACAAGCCCACGCTCAGAAAAGGCGATGAAGGGCCGTACGTCACCCTGCTGCAGACGCAGCTGATCCGCAGGGGATACACGCTGCCGAAATATGGAGCAGATGGAAAATACGGAACGGAAACGGTCAACGCCGTCAAGGAATTCCAGCGGGACAACGGCCTGACAGCTGATGGGGTATGCGGCCCGGCCACGTGGAAAGCATTGGACAGCACCGAACCGACAAAGCTTTACACCGTCACCATTCAACATCTTCCGCTTTATCAGGCTCAGGCGTTGGTTACACAGTATGACGGCTGCAGCTACATGAAGCAGGAAGAATGACGGAAGGGGGTGATGATAATGCCGACGGTAGAGCTGAACGGGGGAACGATCCTGATTGCGCTGGCCGCCATTGTTGTGGTGGCCGAGGTGGTCACCGCTCTTGCCAAGGGGAAAAAGAGCCTGGGTGAGCTTTCCGGCCGCGACCAACGACAGGCAGAAATGGCAGCCGTAAAAGCTGAAATCAGGGATCTGAAAGCCCGTATGTCAGACTGCGAAACCCGGCTGGAACAAGGCGATCAGAAATTTGAGAACATGCGCGAGGATTTGAAGCATGTTCTGGATTGCCAGAACGCCATGCTCCTGCATTTCATATCTGGCAATGATAAGGAAAACCTCAAAAAGGTCAAAGAATCGCTGGACACATACATGTCCGGCAGATGAAAGGAGCGAAACAGATGAACATTACCAACTGGGGAACGTGGATCAAGGCAGCGCTGATCCGGGCTGTGCGAACATTTGCGGAAGCAATGCTGGCATATATCGGAACCGGCGCCATCGTCCTGGGGGACGTCAACTGGCTCGCTGCACTAAGCGCAGGCGGCTTCGGATTCGTGACGGCGATCCTGCTGGCGCTGACCGGGCTGCCGGAGGATGACGGGAATACGAAAAACGTTGAAGGATAAGGCCCGCCGTGGTAAAATGGAAGAAAAAACGGAGGGCAAAACAATGAGCGAAAAAATGAATGGTCTGACCGATGAACAGGATGCGGTGATGATTCCGTATTTCTTGCATGAGGGCGAAATGAGCCGCATGGAACGCGCCAATAAACGCTGGTTTATTGCGTTCATGATTGTTCTGGTTATGTTTTTCGTCACGATCGCCGCAGGGATCATTTATGAAAGCCAATTCGATAAAATGGTTATAACGCAGGACGTAGACACCGGAGAAGGGGCCGCTGTAATCAGCGGGACAGGTGATGCAAATTATGGCGAAAATCCGTCAGGTAATAACGGTACGAGTCAAGAAAGCCGGATTTCCGGGCAGCCAGCTGAAGCAATGCCCGACGTGTAATGGAACCGGGAGAGTGAGGAAATGATCATCCCGGAGCTGTGCCGAAGCGATATCGAGAGGCTGATGCACGAGTGGATGATCGGGCCGAACGCAGAACGGGACAGAGCGATCCTGGCAAGAAGGATGTTTGACGGGATCACGTATGAAAGGCTTGCGGAAGAATTCGACATTTCTGTCCGCAGCGCAAAAACCATCGTCTACAAAGGGCAAAGCAGGATCTTCAAGCACCTCCATAGTTGAAAAGCCGGAGGTGCTATTTTTGCGTTGACAATGCAATTCTAAAATGCTATTATATGCAAGAACACGGGACTTTTCCCAGAAACGGAGGATTTGATTTATGACTATTAGAGAACTGGCAATGAGCTGGATTGAGAATGCGGACGTCTCCCCGGTGCCTGAGATTACGACTGAAACCGCAGAGCAGTATATCAGCTGGATGGATCCTGACACCGATTTACCGGATGGCCTCACTCCCGAAGCGTTTGCGGACGCATGGAACAGCATTATCAGGGGGGAATAACATGGATTTAACTGATATGATCCCCATTGCGGAATACGCCGCAAAAATAGGAAAGGCAACGATTACCGTTGCAGACAAGTGCAGGAGGGGCAACCTTCCCGGGGCGATCAAGATCGGCCGGGACTGGTTCGTGCCGAAGGATGCAGAATACCCGGATTACCGGGTAAAAAGCGGAAACTATATCGGCTTCCGCGATGGTCAAAAGAGGTAGAATAACGTATGTAGAGGTGCTGTGGTATGAATTGGCACAATGAACAAAAGACCGGGCTTGACTTGATTCATGAAAACAACGCACGGGATAAAGCAACTGCTGAAATTATGGATAAAATAGAAGTTGTTGTTAGTGGAAATTGCATAGTATGCGGGAAGCATCTTAATCGTGGACGGTTGTTCGTTTGCAAAGAATGTGAATCAAATAACACATATATGATCAAAAGGTGACTGCTGTGAGTGATCAACAGCACAGGCCGCAATCGCGGCCTTCTTTTTTTGCTGTTTTTTTGGCCCGTAAACGGCCAGAGGTTGCACGAAAGCAGCACGCTCAGTTTATCGAAAACTGGCGGCTTTACGGGCAAAATAATGGCAAGGGGGGCGATGTTATGAACAAACTTGTCGCACGGCTAATTGATTGCGGTATGACCCGGGAAATTGCCTTGTTCATGATGCGCCAGTATAAAGGGCGACCGCGTGATTTTGAACTGTATGTCGAGAGCGTGGAGGAGTCGAACCGTGAGCAGATGGAGACATTATAACCCAAATCCTGCCGGTCGCGCGGTTGGTGATTGCGCCGTCCGGGCGGTTGCCGCTGCGCTGGGTGTGGATTGGGAAAAAGCGTTCGCCCTGATCGCAGCTAATGCGTTCCAGATGGGTGATGTTATTTCTGCGAATGCTGCTTGGGGGTCTGTTTTACGGGAACGTGGGTTTAAACGCCACGCAATATCAAACAACTGTCCAAATTGTTACTCCGCAGAGAACTTTGCCGAAGATCATCCGGTAGGTGTCTACGTTCTTGGGTTTGGAAATCATGTGGCAACTGTCCGGGATGGCTTAATTCTGGACAGTTGGGATTCATCACAGGAGATTCCAGAATACTACTGGTCGAAGGAGTGATTATCAGTGCCGAAAACGTTTTGCAATCTTATCCGTGTTTATGGGAGCAAAAAGCGCGTCCGTGGTAATTTCTCTCCCGGAATCTATTATCCGCGAATAGCGTCTATAGGCTGTCTTGTATGGGAAGCCCAGATGAGTGCATAAAGCCCGAAGGCACCATGCTTTTCCTTTGTATTCAACTTTGATGGTGTTCGTCTTGTTCTTCTGCTGATCATCGCTTGAGATCCAGCGGCAGTTATCCGGAGAATACCCAAGGCTGTTATCGATACGGTCTATGGTCAGGTCATCTGAGTAACCATTTGCCATAGCCCAATCCCTGAAAGGCTCAAAGCCGGCGGCCCATTCATCACAGACGGTGATCCCCTTTTGGTAATAGGACTTCGCGGATTTGCCATTGGGGTTAGAGCATCTTCGCTTCATGCTAACCCACTCATGGAAAAGCCTTGTTTTAGACATTCCATGCGTCTTGTTTATCCCTTTCTTCTTCTCGCTGACGATGCATCCGCAGCTGGTAGAACGACCACTGACGAGGGATGCGCGGAGAACGGATCTTTGCGTTCCGCAGGTACATCTGCAGATCCAGTAGGAATTGCGAGAACCGGGGTGCGGATCATCTTTCCGCAAAACAAGCCAATGACCGAAGGTCTTTCCAGAAATATCGAAGTTAGCCAAAAGTTTCACCCCCAAACACAGTCATTATACAATGTTCCCCATGATAAATCAAGGAGGCACATCGATGATCAATCAATTCGGACAGTTTATCCCGGATTATCCGGGCCAGCAATACTATCAGGATCCGGCGTACATGCGCTATATCGGTCAGCAACACCAGCAGACCGTCCCGCAGATGCAGCAGACGCAGCAGCCCCAACAACCGCAGCAATCGACCCGCATGGTCGAGGTCGTTCCTGCGGACACAGAACGGGCAGCCCAGGAATTCCCGGTCGCCGCTGGCGCGACACAGATGATCATCGGCCGGGATGACAGTTTCATCGCGGTTAAGGCTGTTTCCGTTACCGGTCAGGTAACGTTTGACATATACGACAAACGACCTCCCGCACCGCCTGTACAGCCGCTTAACCCGGATGACTACGTGCGCCGGGATGAAATATCTGCCCTGATTGCGGATGCGCTTAAACAGGCCAAAACGGGCCGTAAAACAGCACCGACAGACAAGGAGGATGAATGATGGGCATCTTTGACAAGCTGGCCCCAACAGGCCAAAACGGGCAGGTAACGCCGGACATGATGCGCGGCGAGGTCAACCGGATTCAGCACGACCCCGGTGCATACCTGAAGCAGCGTGGATTTAACATCCCGGCAGGGATGACCGATCCGCGACAGATAACGCAGCACCTTTTACGAAGCGGTCAGGTCGGAAACAGCCGTCTTCAGATGGTCATGCGAATGCTTGGACGGTAGATTACCGTAACACACCGTAACGTTACCCTAACATAAGAAAAACTTAAGACAGAACATAAGACAGTCTTAAGATCAAGGAAAAAACTGATCATTTTTTCCTGTGAACGCATTCAAATTGCATTTTAATGTCAAATTTTGCGGAAAATTCGCGGATAATTCGCGGAAAAATCGCGGAAAGCACATTAAAACGCATCAAAAATGATTTTCTTTCGTCAAGTGGCCATAGACGATTGAAATAAATCAATAACGAAAGGAAATCGAAAAAAATGGCACTTACAGATGAAAATGGAAATTCTAATGGCTTCGTAATGCCCGTTTCTCCCCTTGGTGGTTATGGGAATCAGGGCGGTGGTTTCTTCGGAAACGATTTCGCATGGGTGCTGCTTTTGCTTTTGATCGGCGGCAATGGCTGGGGATTCGGCGGCTTCGGCGGCGGCATGATGCCCTGGATGATGGGCGGCGCGATGAACGGATTCGGCCTTGATTACCTGTATCCGTGGCTGAACAACAGCCAGCACATCAGCGATGGTTTCCGGGATCAGAACCTTCAGACGTCCATTTCCGGCCTGCAGAACAGCGTGACCGCCGGCTTCGGCGACGTCCAGCTTGGCATTGCTGGAATCAACCAGAATCTGTGCCAGACTGGCAACGCTATTACAGGCGCGGTTCGGGATGGATTCTATGGCGCTGAGATCGCTGCCAACGGCCGGCAGATGGCGAACATGCAGCAGCTGTTTGGCATCCAGAGCGCACAGCAGGAATGCTGCTGCGAGAACCGGGCCGCGATCGCGGACACCAAGTACACCATCGCCACGGAAGCGTGCGCGACTCGCCAGGCAAACGCGGACAACACCCAGAAGATCCTGGACAAGCTGTGCCAGCTGGAGCTTGACGGCGTGAAGCGCCAGGTCGCTGACGAACAGCGTGAGAACGCCAACCTGCGCAGCGATCTGCAGTATGCCCGCAATCAGGCCGACCGCGCGGCGCAGAATGCATTCATCCAGCAGGGCTTCTCCAATGAGGTGGATGCCCTGTACAACCGGCTGAACACCTGCCCGGTTCCCACAACTCCTGTCTACGGTCGGACTCCCATCTTCACTTGCCCTCAGAACGTGAGTACCGGATGCGGTTGCGGATGCGGCAACGGCACCTTCTAACGGAGGTGTAAACCATGGCTGAGTATATCACATCAGGCCAGCAGAATGTTCTTCTGAACCAGCCTGCTGTATTCGATGCGTCCATCCCGTGCAGAAACGGCTTTGTTTACCACGAAGACGGATCCGGGATCTTTACTCTCTGCGGCAAGACCTTAAACTGCTTTGCCAGATACCAGATTACATTCAACGGAAATGTAAGTCTGCCTGAAGGCGGCACGGTTGTTCCTATCGCTGTGGCTCTTGCGGTAAACGGAGAAACCAAACTGACAAGCAGGGCAATTGTTACGCCTGCTGCGGTTGAAGAGTTCTTCAACGTGACAAGCACTGCGATTATCACGGTTCCGAAGGGCTGCTGCTATTCGGTTTCCCTCCGGGCCGTGCCTGCAAGCGATGATCCGACCGTAACGCCCGCGCCGGTGATCGTTCTCCAGGATGGCAATCTGGACATTAGCAGAATAGCCTGACGGAAAGGAGGAAGCGATCATGGATTATATGAAGGACTATGAGGATGGCTGCGAGGTACTGCACGAAAAGTTCCGCGATTCCATCCGCAAGATCAAAAACAACGGCATGAGCGGAACCGATCTGGATCAGCTGGAAAAGCTGACGCACAGCATGGTTTCCATCAAGAAAATGATGAAGATGGAAGATGACGGCGGCAGCGAATACAGCGGCCGGTATCCCTACTGGATGGGCGGCGCCTACGCAGACGGAAACGGCGGCATGGGCGGCATGCCCAATGGCGGCAGCTATGCCCGTGGGCGCAACAATGCTCGCCGGGACAGCATGGGCCGGTACTCCGGCGAACGCGGATATTCCCGGAATGCATTCGCAGACGATCTGCGCGAGCTGATGGATCAGGCTCCTGACGAGAGGACGCGCCAGAAAATCCAGCGCATGGCCGAAGAACTCGAAAATGCGTGATGGGGGTGATCCTCCATGATCACCGAGCAGGACTTACAGGCGGCAATCGCCGAATGCCAAGGCCAGCGAAACCCAAACGCCAATACATGCCTGAAATTGGCTGCGTTTTATACCATCCGGCGGGAATTGTTCGGGGAAGGAAAGGAAGCTGAACAACGTCCCACGCAGGGGTATGCTTACTCTCCCGGCCCGGAGATCGTCATGGAAACCAGGATCGTGAACAACAGCGATTCTGAATTCGCCCAGGCGATCAACGGCCGGGAACAATCCGAAGTGTGGCCGCTGATGGACGAAATGATGGACACCATCCAGGCCATACATCCACGACTGTACAAAGCGGTCATGGAGCGGCTCCGGTGAAAACCGGGGCCTTTTTTGCACGCATGCAACCTTCTTGCACGCATGTTGCAACAATGTTGCAAGTTTTTCGATAAAAATGCAAGATTTTGTTCGATTTTTCGAATTTTCCTGTTGACATTACAATTCTAAAGTTGTAATATAATGGTGTCAGGAGGGAACCCCGAAGAAAGAACCGGGGCCACGGACACAGGATCCCCGCCCAAGAGAAATACCGGGCAATCACCCGGGGCGGCAAGCCGGATAGAATGGTAACCAGCCCAAACGAGAGACGGCGGCTGACCTGCAGCGACTGAGCAGGCCAAGGGGATCGGGACGACGAAGCGGATTAAAGAGCCGTAGACGGGTTCCCACCTGACAGAAAAAAGGAGGGCAAACACAATGAAGAACTACACGCTGAACATCACCGAGGACGAAATGCTTTATATCCGCAAGGCACTGTGCGACAAGAACCTCAAGCATACATGCAAGGCCATCGAATGCAGAAGATGCGGAGACAATGACGGAGAAAGGTTCAACATGGAGCACCATGATATCGGACATAATCTCCTGAATAAGATTGACACGCTTCGCGAGTATGCCTGACACCGGCAGACAGCCCCCGGAATTCCCGGAGGTTGTAGCCGATGCCAGACGGCACGGAGAAAGCGAGGGCAAACGCAATGACAGTGGGTATTTCAATGACAGCCAGCGAAAAGGCTGCGCGGATGCTGAAAGGCCGTTCGATTGAGCAGTTGATTTCCGAGTTTATCATGACCGGAGTAATGAATGATCCGAACATCCCACGGGTGCGCGGCTGGTATATGGACGAGTTTCAGCGCAGAGACCCGGAAGCCTTTGAAAGATGGCTGGACGGTGAGGGCCGGGATGAAGACCTTGCAAAGTATTTCACCTGACACCGGCAGACGGGGCCTCCACCGGAGACCTCGTAGCCGCTGCCAGACAGCGGAGAAAGTGAGGGCAAACACTATGACCATGAAGGAGAAGCTGAAGATCCACGCGGAGATCGAGCGCGAGAACGCGCGGAAGCTGAAAGAGTGGAAGGAGGGCAAGGCGGCATGACACAGCAGGAAATGGCATTTGATGTTGCAAACCGGTATCTCCACGGGAGCGACATCGAAAAGCAGGCTATTCTTTCCTGCTTCACCGATGAGGAAAAGAAAGTTTTCCTGAGCTTTGCTGGATATTTCAAACTTTACAGCGATCAGCATTATTATGGCGCTGTGAAGAAAGCCGTTTGTGGGCAGTGCTTGAAAGAGATTTATGGATGACTGACACGCCGACCGGGGGCGGCTAATCCCCCGGAGAAAGGTGAAAACAATGTTAGGACAAACAAAAATTACAACAGACGGCGAAATATGCGACAAAGTTGAACTTGCTATCAAACGGCTGAAAGCGTTTTGTCCATCGGAAGGATATTATCTCGCATTTTCCGGTGGAAAAGACAGCCAGTGTGTTTATCATCTTGCGAAAAAGGCTGGCGTTAAATTCGATGCGCATTACTGCGTTACATCCGTTGACCCACCTGAACTTGTTCAGTTTATCAAGACAAATTATCCGGACGTAAAAAGAGAAATACAGCACGATAGAAACGGCGATCCGGTGACAATGTGGAATTTGATTCCGAGAAAACTGATGCCACCAACAAGGACTGCCCGTTATTGTTGCGAGGAATTGAAGGAAAGCAGTGGTGCTGGACGGTTCACTGTTACAGGCGTGAGAGGGGGAGAGAGCGCAAACCGTAAACGGAATCAAGGCGTGATTACCATTCCAAGAGCCGGGAAGAAAGTGCAGAAAACCTTGGAAGGAGAAAATATAAATTTTACACAAACTCCAAAGGGGGGGGTGGTGCTGAATTACGATAATGCAGAAAAACGCAGGATGGCGGAATATTGCATCAGAACGGGTAAAGCATTGCTGAATCCTATTATTGATTGGGATGAGGACGATGTGTGGGAATTTCTGAATAGTAACGGCATTGAACATTGTTGCTTGTATGACAGAGGATACAAGCGGATTGGGTGCATCGGTTGCCCTATGAATACTGCTGCTGCTGCTGATCTTGAACG